GCCCCAGCGGCAGCAATGCTTGCTCTTTTCGCATGCTCTGACTCAAAGAGCGTAACGAGAGTCCTGCAACATCAAGCACAACATCGAGCGTCTCTCAAGTTCCAACAGCGACCTTGAGCGCCAACTATTCAAAGACTTTAACCGCCGCAGAAATCAAGACCGACTTGACCGACATTGCCACCTTGGGCAACAACATTAATTCTGTGACAAATGGAATTAGCTCGGGAACCACTGTTAGCCCAATCGCAAGCTCGTCTTTGGGTAATCAATCCAAGCTCGCAAAGAAGCTTGTTGCTGGATATAACCTGTCAACTGGTTGCTATACCATAGACACAACCTATACAGACACGACCATGGGCGACACAACGACCGTGACAGAGAAGATGGTTGGAAGCAATGGAAGCTTGCTCTCAATATGCGCAACAGGTGCATCATCCTCTGCAGTCATGTATGCAAAGATGAACACAGCTACAATTGAAATAACTCAGTCTTCTTCAACACCAAACGCGAAGCTCACCTCAAAGAGTGAAATCAAATACAACATCACTTTAAACTCTAAAGATTCGATCACTGGAATGAAGTTCAATATGGTGGGCTCCATGAACGAAGATGTGACCAAGCCAAAAGCTTTTAACCTGTATACTGAATACAATATCACCATGGATATGACCGCCATGATAGCCATGGATACAACCTCAGCAACGTCTTCGATGATGACAGGCTCCATGACCTTGTATTTCATGAACGGCACCTATAAGTGCGTATTTGATGTGTCCAAACTTTCCTCCAATGCTTCATGCGACCTGAGCCACAACAACGTAAGCGTGGGAACTCTTTCGGATGATGGTTCTGGAAACCTAGTGGTCAAGGACATCGATGGAAATATTGTTCCTGCAGATTCGACCATTACCGGTCTCTAAGTCCTTCTGATTTCTTTGATGCCCTGGTATAACCGCGCGGGAATGATGAGACAATAAAGCGGCTTACGTGAGACAAAACTAAAAGGAATCGCTAAAAAGTTATGGAGTTTTGCACTGCAGAGTAATCTTTAGTGAAAATCTAGCATCGGTCTGATTACAATGCAAGCGATAAGAGCCCTGAGCAAAGACGCCTAGCATCAAATGCCTATTGTCCATGATTGATGGAGATGTCGAATCAGGATTTACGAAGACGAAATATGCAGGAGAACTAGCTGAGCCAGCTATGCTATGCCACTCAGAATCGGTTCCAAGTTGTTGGAGTTCAACCAAGAAAAAGCCAGTTTTCCCGTTCGGAATTGACGCTTGAATAGAAACGTCTATCTGTGAGGCTCTTGTCAGAGCAAAAGGATAGTCGTGAACCCCATTGACAGAACCAACATCCCAATCGAGCACGGTCGTAGCATCAAAGCCAGGGGCCATAAGAGAACGCACGAACGAGCCATCTGTATACCCAGGACAATACGCCAAAACAGAAACTAAAGAATCTGCCGTTGGAATGATCAGAAGAAACCCATTGTCATAGACAGGGTAATCGACCAGGCCACAACCAGAAACAACGATCCGACCATTGCCTGGCATGGACAGTATTAGGACTGGGTATTTAGTGTTGATCGCGCCTCCGCGAGACGTGCATTCAATATCAAAAGCTTCTCCGGTACCTATAACTCCGCGCTTCTTTACGGAACAAACAGTCATTTGTGCTACGGGATTATTTATTTCGACCGGTGCGATTCCAGAGGTGTCAGTGTGAGTTTTATGGGTAATGCTTGGGGCAGATCGTAAAACAGCTTTCATAGAAACAGGAACAGTCTTCCCGCCGGAAAAGCCGACAAGAGTCAAATCAGGATCAACGTCATCAAGGAGAGGCGTTTCCGGGTATGCATCTCCTTGGAAAAGAGCAATATCGCCGTCATTTTGAGGATCACGAGACAACGTTTGGTTATTTAGTCTGGTGAAGAGTTCGGGGGTAGCAATCATTCCGTCTTTGAATAGTGTTTTAGCCATATTAAACCTCACTTAAAGTTGTTTTCAAATACCAGTGAACCACTTGTTAGGAACGGCACCTTGCGATTTTAAGTCGCCGAGCGATCCGACGTTGCCTATGTTCGGAATCATCGTTTGATTATCCGTGTAGCGGACGTAGTTCTGGGGGACATAGAAAAAATCACAATGAGATGGAGAACCCAATTGATCGTGTGTAATTAACTGCGAGGAAAAAGACATTAGCGTAATCTTTTCCAGCAAATTCGAGAACTGAATACCTATTTCGGGAACAAAATTAGAGTCACGGTTGTCCGAGACTGAAGATGCTACGGAGCGTGTAATAGCAGGGAGTCCGCTATAGGTCAAGCCATCTGATCCAGATGAAAAGTCCAGTGTGAGCTTTGTACCAACGGTTGCAAAATTGCCGATACGATAATGCATATAAGTCCCAGACGCACCGCGTGTATATGGATAAAACTTTATGCACGAGTAGCCTCCATTACCAGACTCGTAGGCATTTAGGGCTATGCCTTTCCCATCAAATACTGATATGTACCCAACCGATGAATGGTCTGCTCCTGCAAAAATTTTTGCGTGCAGACGACAGCTCACCATATTCCAGCTAACTGATTTATCCAACGTCGATGTAAACGCGTTAATGAGCGTCCACGATCCTTGGCTATTGCCACCACAACCACCCTTAAGGGTGTACAAAGAATTTAAATCGGGAAGAGTCGTATATATTGTGAACGTACAAGTCTTAGTCACCTTCAGATGAGTACAGGTGATCGTCACACTTCCTGCGGCCACGCCAGTAACTACGCCAGTGCTCGACACTGTTGCCTTCGTAGCATCAGAGCTTGACCATTGGCATGGATGTGTTTTGGCATCATCAAAATTTGGATGAAGTTGGAAGGCGTTGTTCTTGCCATCGCTGCCGTCAATACAGAGCATGGACACTTCGGCCTCATCAAGGCGGAGTAATTGATTTGAAAACCAGTCGTCAGGAACTTTGACTGCATCTAAATCATACTGAGAACCACCTGTACCAATGTTTGGAATGACGGCATGATTGACGATTGAATCATGATCGGTGTAACGAATCCAATTCTGATACACGTTGTACTGTTCTGCGTAGGTTTTGTCCAGCAACAAATCAGGATTGCCAGTCAATCGACTGTCCGTCACCAGCGACACAAGTTTAAAGTTTGCCGGATCCAAATCGTTATAGTAGCCAATTTGAGATGTGGGCTTGTTCGATTGACTGGCAGAGTTTAACTGACCATGTTTATCATCAGTGAAAACACCATTCACCCACATCTTTAGCGATGGCCACAGATCGTTGTTAGCAACGGACGAGTGAGCCATTGCATAAGATACGACACTGTTGATAGGGATAGATTTTAAGCTGTAAAAATCGTAATAATTAGAGAGATTTGCATAACGATACCGCATGGTTCCATCTCCCATTGAGTATAGATCCCACGCTCCTGCTGTATTATTCCAAAATCCGTATGCGAATGGAGCAACGCTCTTCAATTTATAGGTGATCCTAGTGTTTGGTCTAGCGCCAAACGATGCGGCAGTCATAAAGGGATAGTACGTGCCGCAGCCGGGAAGATTAGCCAATTCGACTTCACTAGGTAACGTCGTATATACTGTGAAGTCACACGACTTGCTAATTCCTAGATGAGTACAAGTGATCGTCACACTTCCTGCGGCCACGCCAGTAACTACGCCAGTGCTCGACACTGTTGCCTTCGTAGCATCAGAGCTTGACCATTGGCATGGATGTGTTTTGGCATCATCAAAAATTGGATGAAGTTGGAATGCGTTACTTTTACCATCACTACCATCAATGCAAAGCATCGAGACTTCTGCCTCATCTAAGCGAAGTAGTGTAGACGAGTCTGCCGATCTCCAGTTAATTTTTGTGAAAGGAGGAGCAAGTTCCTCAAATAGGTTTTTCAAAATTTCTATTGATGAATCAGTTCCAGTAGATGGTACTAGCACAGTCCAATACCATGGACCATTGATTCCGAGCGGGTCATAAACACATTCCCCGACTTTAGACATGCCCATACGGAATGGCTTTGGCTGCAAGGGAATTTCAACGGCATATCCAAGCTGCTTGGCCAACGAGATGAAATACGGAGCACTGAGGCCTCCTGTGGCCGCAAGACGTACCGTTACTCGTGTAATACGATCAGAGATCGATCCAGTACTGCTTAATCCAAGAAGACTCTCGAAGCGATCAAGCTTGGTTGTGCTGTCGGGAAAAATATCTGCAAAGGTTTTGTCTAAAACAACGCGGACTTCATCAAGATATTGTGCGTCAACAGACTCCAGAGCATTTGCATCAATGGGGCATACTGAGCGCAAAACATTAAGATGGCCGACACTCATGAAAACACCACCGAGTTAATGGTGATCTTGTCATAGGCACCAGGAACAACATTAGCTGAGGGAGACAAAATTTCAACATCATCCGCTCCCGCTTGGATGCAGAAGACGGAAAGGAACGACGTCTTCAGCGTCTGGCCAGGGGAAAAACTCTCGCCATACGAAATGATATTGGTGCGTGCTGTGGATACATCTCCATTGGTCATTTTGATCGACACGTCGACCAGTAATTCCGTGGGACGCTCCACATAAAATTCACGAGGAGACACAGGAGCCTGATCCATCAACGCAGTCCGTATTGCTACGATCAACGCGTCAGAAGGCTGCGAGGAATCAGAATTATAGACAAGCACCAGGATAGTCCCAATGCCTTTCCCATTTGGAACACAAACTGCACGATCCACTCGTTCTCCGTTCAATGAGACTGCGAGCGCCCAGGTCTGAAAGTCGTACTTGTTTCCTCCAGCTGGAGGTCGGCGCTTGCGAGCTTGCAGGCGGGTGAGCAGGGAATCGTATGATTCTGCGTCCCGCAGAAATAGGCTGTATGACGCGGCATGCCTTGCGATGTTTGCTTTGCTTGCGGAATCCTCGAATATCTGGTTCTCTACCCATAGGGCTTCCTTGTAAAGCCCCCAGATCGCAACAGCAAGCCCTGTCGCACGGATATACAGATCATCGCCAACGTTAATTGTTTCAACTTTTGCGGCGTTGCTGTAGCTGGTCAAGATGCCATTGAACAGTTCGTCGTAGCTGCGGTAAGTGGCCATTGTGTTAAGCTCCTTTGACAGGGACGAAGTAGTTCATCGAAACGGACTCGCCACTTGAAGTGCCCTGGATCTGGATAAGCAACTTGCCATTGGATGGGAAGCTGGTCGATATGGTGAGGTCGGTAAGCTTGTCAGAATCAGTGAGCCACTTGAGCGCAGCGCGAACCATGCCTTCGGCTGTTTTCAGGACGTCGGGTGACTGTTTTTCTCGCGACAGGAGGTGTAGTTCGCTACCGAAATCTGGCCGTTGGAACCACGAGCCTTTACGGATATGCAAAGAATTCCAGATCTTGTCTTGGATAGAAACTGTGGATCCTGCAAGGTCAAAGGTGCCCGTGTAGATCATGCGATGCCCCCTGTGGCCTTGTCAAAAGACTTGTCCGCTGCAAGGGTGGCAAGAAGCCCTTTAATAGCTGCACCTCCGTCCATTGGAACCGGCACTACCGATGCATCTCCAATCCACGCTGCAAGGCCTTTGGTCAGGCCTGTCGAGACCTCTGCATGGGAAATGATCTCCTGCACTATAGCCTTGGAGATTGCAGATACGATATGTTCAAGAACCGACTTACCTGTTTTCCCAAGCGGTACGGCTTCAGGTCTTAAGCCTATATCCCTCAAGTTTTGCAAGGCTGCCTGCGTTATGCGGTCGTCACTGAGGCTCATGTGGATACCTTCTTCGCAAACACGATTGAACTTATGTCAGGGAAAGGCAATCCCGTTACAGGATCAAGGCATTCTCCTGTAACGACACCCGAAGTCGGTAACATCGAATCATCATCACCAAAAACAATCTTGTTCGCCTTCACGTGCACTGAGCCGTCAGGCATTACGCGAATGAAGCAGTCTTTCGTGGAGTAGACGATAGACTCAGCCTCTTTACCCGTTGGACGATCTTCGCTGTCCGATGCAATCGCGATGACCAAGCCTGAGTCCTTGAGGAATAGAACCTGGTCGCCTTTCTTGGGTATGGAAATAAAACCACGTTGCTGCATCATGGGGCGATCCGTGATCTCACGGACTCCGCTTCCAATCGCAACGACAGTCCGAAGTCCAGTACTGGCATCCTTCACCGTCTCCACTACTGCACGGAAAAAGTTCATTTACCCTTCCTTGAAACGGCTTTGAACGGCTCTTCAATTACCTTGAGACCCAGAGAAATTTTCGTGGTGGATCCCGTTGTGCGATCCTTGTCAAAGACACGACGATGAATCAGGAAGCTCCCTGTCGCACCCGTTTCCTCATCATCGACCTTTGCCAATTCATTCACACGCCAGTTCTTGCCAGACTGCGAAAATCCTGGCACCGTATATTCAATCTGGTAGGCGGCAAGCTTCTGCTGGTGCATGAGCATGTTCGCCTGCTTGGTGATTGACCCGCCTTCGGCGTTGTAGGATGCCACAAACGGCTTGCGGAACGGCACGTTCGGGTTCTTGAGCACAACCTTCTTCGTTTCGTATCCGCTGTCGCTGATGACAATGACTTCGGAAAAAAGCTTGGAGATATCCTTAGTCAAGCGCCCTTTCTCTGCGGTAG